CGCAACATCGCGATACCACGGTTCCTCATGCCGCAGATCAAGGCGCAGATGGATGGCATGGGTGATGACGACTGGCTGTTCCGTGCCACCCGTGGCGGGAACGTCTGGACGAACACGTGGCGGACAAGGATATGGAACAAGGCCGTCAAAGCGGCCGGCATGGAGGACGCGGGCGTGACCATACACAGTCTGCGCCACACATACGCGAGCTTCGCGATCGCCCAGGGCGCGGACGTGAAGACCCTGCAGATGCAGCTCGGCCACTCCTCTCCAAGCATCACATTGAACACCTACACGGCGCTCTGGCCGGAACGATTGGACGACGTGGCCGACGCGATCGGAGCCCTCCGCGAGCGCGAACTCGTGTGAATCGGGCATGGAGGTACCGCGGCGTTTGTATGCATTTGTATGCGGATTGTTTTCGACGGAAAAAATAAGCCCTTGAAAACCTAATGTTTCCAAGGGTTCTGGTCGGGCTGACAGGATTCGAACCTGCGACATCCTGTTATATCTGGTGGTTCTTAGGTTTGGTTTGACAGAATGTTTGGAGATTGGGAAACGTTGGTATTTCAACGCATTTGCCATCCTGCAAGTTGTGACTGGTTATGACTGTATGGGATGCAACGTGACGGTCTTTGTATGTGGTTTGTATGCGGAATGAAGAAAAAGCCCCTTCCATGGAGCGAATACCACGGAAGGGGCTATATATGGACTCTTAGTCAGAGATTTGAGTCTTGCTGAGCTTGCCGCCGAATGCCTGATTGACCAGCACGTACACGGCCTGCGCGACGCCCACCACTGCGGCGAGCGCCACTGCCCATGTCGCGTGGTTGAAGCCTCCGGTAGCGCCGACGGCGATGACGCCGAGGATGATGGATGAGCCGAGGCTTGCCAGTCCGACGTAATCGGCTGGGATGTATTTCTTGAACGCCTGCACCAGTGCCGGTGCGACGAGTGCGACGATCGCGGATGCGAGCGCCGTTGCGTTGGAGATGTCCATTTTGATCCTTTCTGAATGTTGTAGATATGGCTCCCGCAACGTTTGCGTTGCGGGAGTGTTTTATCAGCGGAGCACTTGGCCGGGGTGGATGATGTAGGGGTAGCTGAGGCCGTTGCGTCGCGCGGCCGCCTGCCATCCAGCCGCGCCGTAGATGGTCCACAGGCTCTCGCCTGCTGTGACCACGTGGGACGTGCCGATGACGTGCGCGCCGACACTGGAGGCGGTGGAGCCTCCATAGCAGACGCGCTGCCCGGGCCAGATGCGGTTGATGTTGCCGCTTGGCACGCTCCACGCGCTGGCCGGGGTGCGGCCGGTACGGCTGGCGATCGCTCCCATGGTGTCACCGCTGGACACAACGACGCAGTAGGCTCCGCCGTTGTTTCCGGACATGCTGCCCGAGGATCCGGCTAGACGACGGTTGACGATGGCCATGACCTCCGTGTAGCGGCTGCCGAGCAGCTGGCGGCGTTGCGGGTCGTTGCCGTACTCGCCTCGGATCACGGCCGAGGCGAGTGTGTTCGCGTCGGCGACCGGGGCTCCGTTGGTCTTGTTGTTCGTCGGCGGCGTGGTCGCGTTGGACGTGACGGAGGATGCCGGAGCGCCTGCGTACTTCGCCCAGGTCACGGCGTCGCCGTAGAACCAGTTGACGTCCACCGCGCCGCTGATGCCGCCGACCGCGCCGGAACTGGAGTACTGCCACGCGGCCGCGAACGGCCACGGGCTGACGCTGTACGGCACGGAGCCGGGATTACGCAGCCGGTCGCCCATGTAGCCGCGCGGATAGCCCGCGACCCACAGTCCGGCGTTCGTGGCCACGACGGCCGACCAGTCGCCGGTCGGAATCATGGCCGCGCTCATGTAGATCATCGGGTTGACGCCCCATGTGGACTTGACGCGGTTGACCCAGCGCAAAGCCCACCATGTCTGCTTGCCCCAATATCCGCCGGGAGCGGAAGGCTCCCAGTCGAGCACTGGGATGGCGCGGCCGACCATGCCGCGCGCCCGCGCCTCGGCCACGAACTTGTCGGCCTCGGCCTCCGGACTGCTGGTCTGCGGGCTGGCGAAGTCGTAGGCGCCCTCGCGGATGCCGTTGGCTCGTGCGGCGTTGACCTGGCATGTGGCGTATGGGTTGACGTATCCCGTGCCCTGATTGAGCTTGATGAACGCGAAGTTGACGCCGGACGACTTGGCCTGCGCGCCGTCCCAGCAACCTTGATAGCTGGCCGTGTCGATGCCGGTGTCGGCCATCGCGCATGGGGCGATGGCGAGGCATGCGGCGATGAGGAGCGCGACCGTCGGCTGGCGGTAGCGTCGTCGTGGCTTGGCGAACTTCGGTGTTCCTTTGTTGGCTGTTGTCATTCCTTTCCTTTCCTGTGTCAGTAGTCCCAGTCGTCGGATGCGAGACGGCGGCTGTAATCGGCCTTGAGCTGCGTGATGCGTACATGGCCGGCGCCGTTGTATCCGGCGGCGAGGTATCGTTTGCCGACCTCGAGCTGGTGTTCGTGTTGGGTTCGGTCATGGGTGGCGGCGAAGAGCTCCGATCTCATGGCCGACTGTTCGATGCTGTTGAGGCGTCGGTTGTCGTTGTCGAGCTTCGAGCAGACTTTGGCGAGCTGGACGTCGAGTTTGGCGATTTCGCCGGCGAGACGGTCGATGTCGGCCTTGGTGGCCCAGCCTGCGTCGAAGCGTTTGGTGGCCCAGCCGACGATGCCTCCGCCGCACGCCGTGATGATGCTGACGATGATGGTGAGCCATGCCGGCGAGCTCATGTCACTCCCTCGTGTTCTCGGCGGCCCCGGCCTGTTCCTCTTCCTTGGCGCCGAGGGCTGTCTTGACGTCGTCTCGTATGGGGGCCGGCACCTGGTCGATGGTGCGCAGGCCGTTGCGGACGAGGGCCACATAGATGGGGATCATCTTCTTCCTCACTGTTCACCTCCCATCGATTCGTACAGGCTTGCGATCGCGTCGAGTCCGTCGAGCTGGAGCTGTTTGAGTTCATCGATGCGCTGACGGTCGGTCTCGGAGTCCTCCTCGGCCTCGGCGAAGAGCTGGTCGGCCTGCTCGACGGCTTCCTGTTCGAGCAGGTTGTATCTGACGATGTAGGCTTCGCGCGCGGTCCACTGTTCTCCGGCGGGCTGTCCGTCGATCGCCGGGGTCTTGATCTTGGCGATGTCCTTGCGGATGCGGATGTCGGCGCCTCCGTCGGCGCGTGGATGGTAGTCCACCTCCGCCGGTTCGGCCGAGTAGGTCACGGTCTGGATCATGGTGTCTCCTTTCGCGCCGCGAGGACCTTCCTCGCGCGGCGCATGGTCTTGTCGATGCCATTGCGACGGCGGTATTGGACGCTGTCGCTCCATTTGAAGTAGCCGTAATAGCTGGCCAAACGGCGAGCCAGCCAGATGGGGATGCTCTCCATCCGTCGTGCGCGGCGGAAGTTTCGACGCGCTCTGAGGAAAACTCCGTGCCGGATGTTGACCCTGCCGTGCGGGCGGAAGGTGAAGCCGACCATGTCGATGGGTTCCAGCGAGAGCCGTTTGACGTTCCATTCCGGATGCACGTCGAGGTGCAGGAAACGGTGCAGGTAGGCGGAGAGCATGCGCGCGGCCATGCGCAGATCGGCCTTCCCTCGGCCGACGAGCAGGATGTCGTCCATGTAGAAGAGAACGTGGGTGACGAGCCGGTGCCTTACCACGGTGCCGTCGCGCCTGCGGCGGAGCTTGGCCAGGCGTTCGGTGGCGAAATGGTAGGCGTATGAGAGGTAATAGTTGGCCAGCCATTGGCTGGCGTAGCTGCCGATGTTGAGGCCCTGCGTTCCGGCGTATCGGTCGATGAGGTGGTATGCGAGGCGCAGCAGCGTTTTATCGCCTACGTCCTTGGCGAGCAGGCGTTTGAGGGTGGTTCGGTCGATCGACGGGTAGCATTTGCGGACGTCGAGTTTCACGAACCATCTGCTGGAGCGTTGGCGGGTCCATCGTTTGATGGCCTTGCGCGCGTCGATGGTGCCGCGTCCTTCGACGCTGGCTGTCTGCCATCGGCCGATCTTGGCGTCGAGCATTGGCCTCATCGCGTCGATGGCGACGTGGTCGAGGATCTGGTGGTGGACGGATTCGCGGCCGATGACGCGGTGCTTGCCGCTGATCGGTTCGACTCGGTTGAAATATCGGATGGTGGTGTCGTGGAAGCGTCCGGTGCGGATCTCCGACGCGATGGCCTCGGCGACGCGGTCGAGGTCGGGATGGTGGTCGAGCCATGCGGCCACGTCCCTCCTGGACCGTTTCCCTTTTAAATAGTGGTCGATGCTTTCGCGCACGAAGCGCGGGTCGGCCACTCTGGTGTGTTTGCAATATGTCTTCATGATGCTATCTGGACTATGGCGGCGTTCGGCCTTGGCCTACCGGTCGCGTGCTTGGTTTGATTTTCGGCTTAGGTTGCCGTGGCTGGCCCTCTCGCGGGCGGCGGAGGGTAGTTGCGACGCAATGTGATGTTTGTGTTTTCCAGATTGGCGGCCCCCGTTGTTCCACCTGCGGTTGGCCGGATCGTTCCTGAGGTTCGAGCAGAACGCGCCGTAGTGCGCGCCGTCCCTGAGGTTGCCGAAGCGCCGAACGCCGATGTCCGGAGGCTCGCCGTCGCAAATCCCGAAAATTGACGTGATGGGAGTGATGAGGGGGCGTCCGCCCCCTCGCTGCGCTCACCCCCACCGCTCTCGTCTACGCCTTCGAGCGGCCAAGCGCAGACAGGCGGCCCCCGTGGTTCCACCCGCGGAGGGCCGGATCGGTCCTGAGGCCCGAGCAGCACGCGCCGCAGCGCGCGCAGCCCCCGAGGTCGCCGAAGCGCCGGTGCATCTTGATGCCGGGCTGTTTGACCGGGTCGCCGCCGAAGGCGTCGCACAGGCCGGTGGCGCTGCTGGCTCCGGTGCCGACCGGCAGCGGGATGCCGGCGCAGATGGAGAGGTCCTGGCCGTACAGCCATTGGCCGGAGGTCTTGTCGGTATATCCGGGGAAGTCGCCGATGTGCGTGTAGTCGGCGGTGATGGCGGTCTTGTTGGCCTTGGTGGTGTCGTAGGTCTTCCACAGTTCGCAGTGGCCGGCGGTGGCGGAGTCCTTGACGGCCTTGATGAGCGTGTCCTGCTCGCCCTCGTACATGCCGCAGAACAGTTCGATGTTCTGGAGCTTGATGGGCTGGTGCAGGACGTTGAGCTCGCCGTGCGGGATGCCGTCGGTGCCGAGGATCCGGTCGGTGGCACCGGTCTTGTATGGCATGACGGAGACGTAGTTCTTGGCGTTGTCGGTCGGGTTGATGGTGGTGATGGCGTCGCCGTCGAGGTCGAGGGCCGTGTTGGTGGCGTCGATGACGGTCTTGCCGATGATCCTGCGGCATTCGGCGACGGAGTGGTTGCCTGTGTTGTTGCGGTCGCCGTCGGTGCCGACGTTGACGTAGTTGTCGATGTCGAATCCTGCCGCGTCGGCGGTGCTGACGATGACGCGGTGCGCGTTCGATTCGCCTTTGGTGACGGTGGCCTGTTTGAAATGGTTGAACATGCCGCCGAGGATGTCGCTGTTGGTGGTGGCCCATTTCATCATGAGCATGATCTGGATGTAAGCCGCGTCGGCGGATGTGAGGCCGCTGTAGCCTTTGCCGAGTTTCGCGGCGCGGTCGATGCAGTCGTTCTGGCATCCGAAGTCGCGCGACGGCTGGATGCCGCTCCAGCTGGTCGGCTTGCCGTTGGCGTCGAGGCCGGACATGTATTTGGCGTGCAGCATGCAGGCACGTTCCGTGCCGTCCGGCAGGAGCAGGCCTGGCATCGGCGAGAAGCCGGTCCATTTGCTGTCGGAGATGAGGATCTCGATGCTGGTGGAGGTCTCGCGGACCGCGTAGTAGAGCGGCGGGGTCATGATCCAGACGAGGCCGTTGCGCCCGTACTGGTCGTAATGCTGGTCGTGGCCTTCGATCGCGGTGACGTGCGGCCTGCCGTCGTCTCCGACGGTGGCGTTGACGTTCATGCATTGGAAGGCGTTGAGCGCGCGGTAGTCGTCGCGTCCGGCGGTGGTGTTGGTGGATTTCTCGATGACGAGGCCGGTGTTGTCGCGGGTCTTGACGCATGCGGGGCTGTTGGACGCGGCCCATTTCGGTTTCTGTACGCCGTAGACGGCGCCGGTGCGGTGCGCCTTCCAGTATTCCGCGATGTTCGTGTATTCGCCTTTGGCGTCGTCGCGGGTCAGCGCGCGGCCCGTGTCGGCTTTGCCGATGGTGGCGTTGAGGCTTGCGGTGATGGCGCGGGCGAGGCCGTCGACGCGGACGACTTTCTTGGTGTCGACTGTCATTCCTGTTCCTTTCAGTTGGCGAGGTGTGTGCCGGCGGCGACGAACTGGCTGATCCAGTCGATGTCCTCGTCGGTGAGTTCGGTGAGCGGGCTGGTCTGGCCGAGCGGCGCGAAACTGCCGCCGTCCACGTAGCTCAGGTCGCTGTAGTTGGCGGTGTCGCTGCCGGCCGGTAGCTCGAAGTAGCGGATGCGTTGGACGGTGTCGCCGATCATCTCGGCCACCTTCCAGACCCACCTGCCGTCGGTGTTCTCGAGCTTCACGGTGGCTTTGCCCTGTTTGTCGAGGTCGATTTTGAACGGCTTCGGCAGGATCAGGTCGGTGCCGGCGAAGTGGTGGCGTTCCGGCTGGAAGATCAGCGTTCCGGCTGCGGGGTCGGTGGTGCCGTCGCTTTTGGGAAGGCGGATGCTGATGTTGATTGTCGTGGCCATGGTTTCGTTCCTTTCTCTAGGCCGTGTACCAGGTGGTGTGCAGGTAGATCGGATTGCTGGACCCGTCGTTGCCTTGCTCGCATCGGATGGTGCCGTCCGTGCCGATGACCCACCACTGTGATGAGAAGTAGTGGTTGGGCGTCTTGGTCTGGCGGTCTGGCCGGTAGCCTGCTGGGATGGTTGCGCAGACATATCCGGTCTGGAAGCCTCCGGTTCGTGAGATGGAGCCGTCGAGTGTGACCATGCCTCCGTCTTTGCGGATGGCAAGTGGCGGATTGTTTTGTTTCCAGCTGCTGTCGTTCGGTTGGAGCGTGGTCCATTTGCTTGCGCCGGTGGCGGGCGGGAGCAGGTGCGTGGCGATGGCGAGCGCTCCTTGGATGGTGATGAGGCATCGGTCTCCTGGGTTTGCGGTGATGGTTTCCGGTGTGGCTTGGATGTTGGTGAGTGTGGTGCCGTCGATGGTGATGTCGACGGTGGTGTTGTGGGTTTGGGTGATGGTGGCGATGCGGGTGGTGGTGTTTTGTGTGGTTGGTTGGTTGGTGATTTGCAGGCCGAGTTGTCGGCCGAGTTGTCGTGCGATGGTGGTGTCGGTGTTCATGAGGCTTCTCGGAGTTCGGTTTGGGTGGGGAGTCCTGGTTTGAGGGTGATGGTTTGTGTTCGGATGGCGTAGGTGCCGTTGATGTGTTGTGTGGGGAGGTCGAGGGTGATGGTGTCGCCGATGGTGATGGGTGCGATGATGTGTGTGCCGGTGACGCGGTGGATGGCGTGTTGGTTGGTGGCGAGGAGTTCGGCGGCTTTTTGGTCGGCCATTTGTTGGAGTTGTTGGTCGGTTTGGTTTTCGGGGATGTCGTCGTATCGGTATTTTTTGCTGATGACGCGGCCGCGGTTGGGGATGCTTGTGGGGCTGTTTGGGTCGGTGTCTTTGGCGGTGCCGATGATTTCTTTTTCCTGGCTGGTGTAGATGGTGATGATCTGGTTGGCGGTGTCGAAGGTTTCGCGTTCGTCGGTGGTTTGTTTGGTCCATCGGCAGGTTGGTCCTTCGGTGAATGTCCAGGATGGTTTGCGTCGGCTTGGGCTGGTGTATGGCTGGAGGATGACGTGGCCGTATGGGTCGGTGCGGCAGGTGGTCCAGCCGGCGATGGTGAGCAGGTCGTTGGCGATGGCGAGTTTGTTGTCTGTCTGGTCGTCGGTGAGCCCGTAGGTGAGGGTGGTGCCGGTGCGGTAGTCGCTGTTGGGGTGTGGGAGGACGGTGAGGCCGTTGCCTGTGATGATTTTCTCGGCTTCGGCGACGGGGTCGCTTCCGGCGGGGATGCTGATCGGGGTGGCGTATTGGTCGTCGGCGAGTTCGCGGAGGCGGCCGTAGAGGGTGAGCGGGATGGTGGTGGTCGGTCCGTTGGTTTGGCGTTTGTCGGCAGACCAGAGGTAGGTGCCGAGTGGGATGCTTTCGCTGGTTTGGTCGGCGTAGGTGATGTCTGCCCAGATGCGGAGCAGGTCGGTGCCGAACAGGCTGGAGCCTTCGAGGTCGAGGGTTGCCTGTTCGGTGACCGTGGTGTCCTGGTTGCGTTCGATGCTGCCGCCTTGGACGATGCCATGGACGATGCCTGTTTCGTTGCCTGTGTTTCGGTCGACGCGCATGACGCGGATTTCTGTGTCGAATCGCATGGCGTGGTGGCGCTGGTCCATGGCTTGCCCCTTAGTTGTTTGGTTCCTCCCAGAGGATTTCGGTCATGTCGATGTCGAGGGTGGCCGTTGGTCCTTTGGCTTTGATGTGTGTGCTGATTTCGGCTTTGACGAAGGCTCTGGTGCCGTCGACGTTTCGCCACCATGCGTAGGTGTTGGCGCGGGCGAGGCGGCGGATGCGCTGGTAGAGCTGGCCGTCGAGGTAGTCGAGGGTTGTGCTGGCGGTGATCTGGTTGTCGAGCCGGCGGCTGGAGTAGCTGGCCGGCAGGTCGGTGTCGCTGCCGAGTTCGAAGTGGTATTCCTCGGTGTCGTGCGACTGTTTTTCGCCGATGTCGAAGCCTCCGCCGATGGGGATGGCTTCGCCTGCGTCGCTGCCGAAGTTGAGCATGCACATGTCCGTGGTGACGGTGGTGGTGACGATGGTTTCGCTGACCGCTCCGCTGGCGGCGTGGGCTGTGATGCGGTAGCCGATCTTCCGGTTGAGAGGCGGGAGTCGGTCGATGGTCTGCCGTCCGTCTGCGAGGCGTGACGAGAGTGTCAGTTCGTTTCCGTCGAGGAGGCGGGTCACGGCCATCCATTCGGTCTTCGGCTGGCCGTCTTTCGGGGTGCCGGCGAGCGCGGTGACCATGATGCTGAGGTTGCTTCCGTCGATGTCGATGTTGGCGGTCGGCGATGCGGGTGGGGTGTAGGAGACAGTCGCTCCTCGGCTGGCGGTGGTGGTGAGGGTGCTGCCGCCTTGGACGGTGACGTCGATGATGAGTTCGGTGCCGTTTTCGGGCAGGTATGTCGCCTGGTCGATGGTCAGGCTTCTGGCGGTGCCGTTGAGGTCGGTCTGGTAGACGACGGCTCCGTCCTTGCGGATGCGGACGCTCTGGTGGGCGACTCCGGTGGTGTCGGCGACCGACCATGCGATGTCGAACGGGCTGGCGGTGATGGTGGTGGAGTCGGTGACGGTGACGTTTGGCGGTGTCGCCGTGCGGATGGTGGTTGGTTGGCTCCATTCTCCCCAGTCGGCGTGCAGGCCTTTGGTGCGGACTCGGATCTGCCATCGGCCGTTCTCGTCGGTATGGAGCCTGTAGGTGGTGTCCGTGGCGACGGATGCCGTCGTGACGGTTCCGTCCGGATTGGTGAGTTCGATCTGGGCGGCGGTCTGGCTGGATCCGTCCGGATGGTTCGGCGTCCATCTGATGTCGAGCGTGAGCGGCGTGGCGAGGGTCGCGCCCTGCGCTGGAGCGGTGATGGTTGGAGCGTCCGGCGGGCAGATGGTGGTGATCTGGTTGGATTGCGTCCACTCTCCGGTGAGGATGCCTTTGGCCGCGTCGTCGTCGTAGATGGGGCGGCGCGCCCGTGCACGGTATTCGATGACGCCTGCCGGGGTGTCGCTGTCGAGGACCTGTGCGGGTTTGCCGGCGTAGGCGCCGGTGGTGAGGTCCTGCCAGTCTCCTCCGGCGAGGCGTCGTTGGACGTCGTAGCCGTTGGCGTAGCCGCCGGACAGGTCGATGAGGATTTGCGCGGATTTGGCTCCGGTCTTGATGGCTTCGACCTTGGCTGGCGTGCGTGGCGTGGTGTAGATGACCGGCGAGTCGACGTGTGTGGAGTCGCCGGCCTGGTTGCGGGCGTAAACGGCGAACTGGTAGCGGCCGTTCGGTCGCAGGTTGGTCGCGTCGAAGTTGGTTTTGTCCCAGTTGAGGACGCCGGAGCCGCCTTGATAGTTGCTCCATGTGTTCCAGTTGCCGCCGTCGAGCGCGATGCGCTGGTCGACGAGGATCTGTTTCCATGGTTTGAGCGCGCCGTTGTCCCAGTTGCCTTGCCAGGTGATGGACGCCTTGTTGTCGCTCACACGTTTGAACGATACGTTTTTCGGCGGGTTCGGGCTGTGGTAGTTGATGCCGCCGGTGTACACGCCGCAGCTGGAGTTGCTGGTGCCGGAGTTGGGGCCGTTCCAGTAGATGCTGCCGCTGCAGGTGATGTTGCGCGCCGATTCCGCTTTGGCGACCGTCAGGTCTGCGGCGAGGATGCACACCTCGCTGTTGTGGCCGAGGTTTTTGTTGCCGGAGTTCGGGGTGTGCGCGACCTGCTGTCCGTTGATCCACGCCGTGGCCGCGACCCAGCCGGAGTAGTTCCATCCGTTGAGCGACTGCCACCATACCTCGACGTGGATGGTGTCGGTGGTGTCGGTGTAGCCGGTGACCCACGCCTTGACGTGCGTGCGCCAGTTTCCGCAGATGTTGCCGTATCCGTCGGCCATTGTTCATCAGCTCCTTGCGGTGACGGTCGCGCCGCAGGCGGAGACGAGTTCGGCGAGGAGCCGTTGGAGTCGTTCGTTGCCTTCGATGGCGCGGTTGTTGAGTGTGATGTTGTAGGTCGTCGCCGTCGACGCGGACGGTATCGCCGTGGACTGTGCGGAGCAGCGCATGTCTCCGGCGGTGATGGATGCCGTGGCCTTGCGCAGGCTGTCCTTGAGCGCGTCGGTCGAGATTGTCGGCAGCGGGATGGTTTGCGGGATGGCGTCGGCGACCATGGCGTCGGCGGCGTTCTTGAGCGCCGGAGCGCTTCGTTCGACGCCGATGGCGGCGCCTCGGCCGATCATCACGCCGACCTGGTCGCGGAAGACTCGTGATGGCGAGTGGATGCCGAGTTTGCTTTTGACCCAGTCGAGCGCGTTCTTCGCCGCGTTGACCGCAGCGTTGACGAGCTCGCCTGCGGCGGACGCGACGCCGCCGGCGATGCCTCTGATGATGTTCATGCCGATGCCGCCCCAGTTGACGCTGGTGAATGCGTTTTTGATGCTCGAGATGATCGATGGGATCCTGCCGACCAATTGCGGGATGGCGGAGACGAGGCCGGATGCGAGTGTGACGAGCAGCTGCATGCCTGTGGAGAGGATCTGCGGCAGGTGGCTGGCGATGGTGTTGACGATGCCGGCGATGATCTGCGGCACGTAGGAGATGAGCTGCGGGAGCGCCTGCGCGAGTCCGGTCACGAGGGCGGTGAGCATTTGCATGCCGGTGGAGAGGATGTTCGGCAGGTTGTTGCACAGTCCGTCGATGAGTGTCGAGATGATCTTCGGCACCTGCTTGACGAGCTGGGGGAGCGCGGCGACGAGGCCGTTGACCAGGTTCAGGATCATCTGCACGCCCTGCTCCATGAGCTGCGGCAGTCCAGTGGAGAGCGCGGTGATGATGGCCGTGATGATCTGCGGGATGGCGGCGGCGAGTGTCGGCAGGCTCGCGACGATGCCTTGCAGGAGTCCGTCGAGCAGTGTCAGACCGGCGCTCATGAGTTGCGGCGCGGCGGCGATGAGGCTGGTCACGAGGGTGGTCACGAGGGTGACGGCCATCGGCATGAGCACGGGCAGGTGGGAGGCCAGGCCGGTGACGATGGTGTCGATGAGCAGCGTGCCTACCGAGACGAGCGACGGCAGCGCGGACGTGATGCCCTGGAGCACCATTTCGATGATGTAGGTGCCTGAGGAGATGAACTGCGGCAGGCTGGACTGGATCCACGTCTCGGCTTTGGAGAGGATGTCGGGCAGTGATGCGAACGCGGAGTCGATGACCCGCGACAGTTGTCCGCCCATCTGGCTGTTGATCATGCCGATGCCGGCGACGAGTGCGGCGGCGAGCGCTCCGATGCCGAGGAATTTGATGAAGTGTCCCGGTGCGAAGAATCTGGTGACGAGGCCGCCGATGGCGTTGAGGCCGTTCTGCAGTCCTGTTCCGGCTTTGCCGATGGCGTTTTGCAGTGGTCCGCCGATGGCGTCGCCGAGGCCGCCGAAGATGTTGCCGAACGCGGTTTTGAATGGTGCGGCGAGGCTGGAGAGTTTGCCGGTGATGGCGCTGGTTTTGCCGCTGATTTTGGAGAGCGCGCTGGCGAAGGGGTCGCCGTCGAGGGTCATGGCTTCGCGGATGGTTTTGTTGAACAGCGGTTTTGTTTTGTTGCCTATGGCGGTGATGGCGCTGCCGAGTGGTGAGGTGTTGATTTTTCCGGCGGCGGTTGCGAGGCCTTTGGTGATGGCGTCGCCGATTTGTCCGGTTTTGGTTTTGATGCCGGTGGTGGCGGCGGTGAGTCCGGTGTATAGGCTGCTGTTTTCCCATTTGAAGGCGATGCTTGCCATGCCTGGCGTGAGTTTCGTGCGGATGGTTTTGAAGATGCCGTCTGTGGCGGAGGCGAGTTGGCTTCCGCCTTGTTTGATGCGGTTGATGGCGTTGGCGAAGGGGTCGCCGTCTATGGCCATGGCGTCGCGCAGGCTTGGGTTGAGGTAGCCTTTGGCGTTGGCGATTTTGGTTTTGATGGCGTCGAATGCGCCGCCGATGTCGCTGCCTCCTTTTTTGAGGTTGGCGATGAGGTCGGCGATGCCTTTGTCTCCGGATTTGCCGAGTTGGTCGAGGACTGAGACGATTTTGTCCGCGTTGCCTCCGACGGTGGCGAGGGTGGCGAAGCCGCCGGCGAGGGTGGCGACCTGTGCGGCGAGGTCGGCGATGCTGGTTTTGCCGCTGGCGATGCTGTTGCCGAGGTCTTCGATCTTCTGCGCGGCGATGGATGCGGCGGTGTTGAGGCGGTCTTGGAATTGGTCGGCGAGTTTTCCGGTGGCGCTGGCGGTCTGGTCGATGATGGGGATGAGCTTGCCGCCTACTTTGGTGGCGGCGCTGATGAGTGGGGTCTCGAACTGCGCGCCGAGTCGGCCGATGGCGGCTTTGACGTTGCCGACCATGCCGTCGAAGCTTTCGCCGGCGTTTTTGGCGGCGCCGCCGATGTGTTCCTTCATGGCGGCCTCGAAGTCGGCGAAGCTGACTTTGCCGTGGGAGACCATGTCGCTGGCCGCTTCGGTGGTGGTGTGGAAGTGGTCGGCGAGGTATTGCAGGACCGGGATGCCGGAGCC